GCATCTCGTCCGACGGCGGGTCCCTCGTGCCGCAGGAGTTCGTCAACGACCTCATGAGCCGGACGTACGACCGCTCCGTGCTGGCCAGTCGCTGCCGCAGGGTCGGCATCGGCCCGGGCGCCAACGGCATCCGGATCCCCACGGTGGACGAGACCAGCCGCGCAGACGGCAGCCGGCTGGGCGGCGTGCGCGCCTACTGGGCGGCGGAGGGAGGGACGCCGACGGCGACCAAGCCCACGTTCGGCCAGTTCGCTCTGGACCTCCAGAAGCTGATCGCGCTGTGCTACGCCACGGACGAGATGCTCGCCGACTCGACCATGCTGGGGTCGTTCATCCCGGACGCGTTCGCCACGGAGCTCGCGTTCCAGACGGACGCCGCCATCTACTACGGCGACGGCGCCGGGAAGCCGCTGGGGATCCTGTCCGCGCCGTGCCTCGTGACAGTGTCCGCGGAAGGCAGCCAGACGGCGGACACGGTCAACTTCCCCAACGTGACCAAGATGTGGTCCCGGATGTGGGCCCGGAGCCGGGCCAACGCGGTGTGGCTGATCAACCAGGACGTGGAGCCGTCCCTGTACGCCATGGCGTTCCCCAACGCCGCGGGCACTGTGCCGGCGTACATGCCGGCGAACTCCCTGGCCAACTCCCCGTACTCCACCCTGTTCGGCCGGCCCATCCTGCCGATCGAGCAGGCGTCCACGATCGGGGACGTCGGCGACATCGTGCTGGCCGACCTGTCCCAGTACCTCCTGATCGACAAGGGCGAGCCGAAGACCGACACCTCCATCCACGTGAAGTTCACGTCGGACGAGATGGCGTTCCGGTTCGTGTACCGCGTCAACGGCGCGCCGACCTGGAAGACCGCGCTCACCCCGCACAAGGGCACCAACACCCTGTCCCCGTTCGTCGCGCTCGCCGCCCGCTGATGACCTGACGCCTGACCGCAGGGACGAGGGGTCTCTCCCTGCGGTCCCATCCACTATATATAAGGAGGAGCCTTCCCATGAGTGCTGTTCTCTGCCTCCCCCAGGAGACCAAGCTCGTCACGGCGCTGAAGCCGCAAGCCGGCGCCGCGCTGACCGGCGCGTACGTCTCCGTCAAGAACTACGGCCGAGTGTTCGTCATGGTCGACGTCGATCAGGCGAACGCCGCCACCATGGCCATCTCGATCGAGCAGGCCACCGCCGTCGCGGGTACCGGCTCCAAGGTCATCACGGTCGCCGTGCCCATCTGGGCGAACGAGGACTGTGCGACCAACGACACGCTCGTTCGCCAGACGGACGCGGTCAACTTCACGACCTCGGCGGCCACGAAGGTCAAGAAGGTCGTGTTCGAGATCGACCCGGCGACCCTAGACCTCGCCGGCGGGTTCGACTGCCTGTGCGTGAAGACCGGCGCGTCCAACGCCGCGAACATCACTGCGGCCAGCTACATTCTGACCGCGCCGCGGTTCGCCTGTGCGACGCCTGCGTCTGCGGTGGTCGACTGACCCGACCTTCCTTCTCCCTTCTCCCCGCGGCCCGGCAGAGTCTTCCCAGCTCTCCGGGCCGCACCCATTCTCACAGAGCAGGAGGCGACACCCCATGCGCGACGTCATCCGAGGCGCGATCACCGGCGCGGAGCCCATCACCACGGCCGAGGCGAAGCTGCAGGCCCGAATCGAGACGACAGCGGACGACGCGCTCCTGGCCGTCCTGATCCCGGCCGTGCGATCCGCTGCGGAGCAGTACACGCGCCGGGCGCTCGTAGCGGGAAGCTTCACGTACGTCGTCCGCGGGGACGACAAGCCGGTCTGCCGCGATGCGCTGGCTCTGCCCTGGGTGCCGGTCTCGGCGTTGACCAGTATCTCCTATATCCAGGCATCGACGGGTGCGACCGTCGCACTCACGGTCGGGGACTTCGAGCTGCGGACCTTCGAGGGCTTCGCATTCGTCGCACCCATTGTGGGCAGAAGCTGGCCGACCGACACCGAGGAGATCCGGATCGAATACGCCTGCGGGTACGCCCAGGCGGACGTGCCTCTGGATATCAAGCTGGCACTGCTGCTGTCGCTCGCCGAGTGGTACGGCCAGCGCGAGGACGTAGAGCAGCACACGCTCGGCAAGGCAAGCACGACCCTGCTCTGGCCCTGGCGCGTGCGGTGGTTCGGATGATCCGCGCAGGGAAGCTCGACCGCAGGATCGGGATCCTCCGCAGGGTCGTGACGCACAACGCGCTGAACGAGGAGATCGAGACGTGGACCGTTCTCGCCACGCACGACGCGGAGGCGATCACGGCGATGTCGGGGAGCCGCGAGTTCGCTGCGCTGTACAAGGTGTACGCGGAGATGGGCATCCTGTTCCTTCTACGGTACGGCGCCGACGTGACCGTACTCGACAAGGTCTCCTATGGCGGACGCACGTTCGACATTCTGGGCGTGATCGACAAGGACCTCCACCACGTCGAGCTGTATCTCGTGTGCAAGGAGGTGGTCGGATGACCCGCTTCCGCGAAGCGCTCATGACGTACCTGCTCGCAGTCCCCGGTCTCACAGCGCTGGTCGGCGACCGGATCCACTACCACAAGCTGCCGCAGAACAGTCTGCTGCCGGCCGTGGTCATACTCGGCGTGAGCGACGTGAAGCTGCACGACCTGCGCGGCCAGTTGAAACTCGAGCAGCCGGTCCTGCAGCTCTCCGCGCAGGCGGTCACGCAGGCGGCTGCGCTGGCCGTGGCCGACCAATTGAAGACCGCACTGTGCGACTATCACGGCACGCTGTCCGGCCTGGTCGTGCAGAAGATGCAGCTGGTCTCCGAGTCCGAGTCCCTGGATAGCACGCCGGACGGGCTGGTCCAGGTGGAGACCGTCGATCTCGAGTTCGAGATCTCGTTCAACAAGGAGGTCTGACAAGATGGGCAATCCGACCCATGCCTTCGGTACCACGTTCACCTGGAACAGTGCGGTCGTAGCCGGGCTCACGGCGATCAACGGCATCGAGCTGTCGGTCGACACGCTCGACGTGACCACGCACCAGTCGGCCAACTACTACAAGGAGATCCTGCCGGGCCTGATCGACCCGGGCGAGGTGTCCCTGGAGGGCAACTTCGACTACACCGACACCGCCGGCCAGCAGGCCATGCTGACCGACCTGAACAGCCGCGTGTCGAGGACGGGCGTGATCACGTTCCCGGGCTCGACCGGCACGACCTGGACGTTCACGGGGTACCTGACGGGTTTGAAGATCGGCGACGCGGCGACGGATGGGACGATCCCCTTCACCGCCAAGATCAAGCCGACGGGAAAGCCCGTGTTCGCCGTCGCGACCAGCGCCGGACTCACCACGCCGTTCTTCACGGTCAACAACTCCGGCACGATCGTCCCGGTCGCGGCGCAGGCCACGCTGGAGTACACGATCACCTGGGCGACGGGCATCACGACGTTCACGATCACCCCGACCGCCGCTGCGGGCACCATCACGGTCACCGCGAACGGTGCGAGCCAGACGGTCGTGTCCGGCAACCCGTCCTCGGCCATCGCGCTCGGTGCCGCGACCACCATGATCAACATGACGGTCGTCGTCCAGGAGGCATCAAAGGCACCGAAGACCTACCTGTTCCATTGCGTCAGGCAGTGAGTCGTTCTACCGATTCAGACGGAATCGCCGGGGAGGCATTTCTTCCTCCCCGGCGACTCCGATCATCAGTCCAGAAATTCCGCCGATCATTCCGTCATGTCCTTCAAAGCTTGATACTGCTTCCTCCACCGTGCGGATGGCCTGCGGCAGACCAGATCCTCCCGCACGAACGCGCAAATGCCCGGGTACTGGTAATTGGCGCAGTTGAACCGATTCGCAGAACGGCAGCCTTGCGTCTGGGACTCCGAGTCGCCCTCTCGAAGCGGATCGGAAAAGGGTACGCAGATAAAGGAACAGCGCATATCCCGCATGATTTCCTGCCTCGAGTGATTTGTTCAACAATTACTCGAAATATATATCAAATGGATGCCATTATCAAGTTGATTTCTTGGCGCTTCAGAGCGTTCATGGGTGTGGCTGCAATGCAGTCAGGAGGGGCGTTCCATGAAGACCTTCGAAATGAGGCAAGCCGTCGGCGAGAAATCCATTCAGAGACATTTCGGGGCGATCGTCGTCGAGTCCATCACCGATGCGACCGGGGCGGACCTCATCGCAGACGCCAGGGAAATCGGACTTGGCGGATTCCATCTGGTCTGCCATAGTTCGCACCTGTTCCAGCTCCTGACCGAGCTGCTGAACGCCGGCGCAACGGTCCTCGGGACCGGGCTCGTGGACCGCACGGTCTATGGTCCGGAATACGAGACCATCGCTACACTGAAGATCGGGATCAATCCGATGGAGCCCGAGCCAGGCGAGAAGGAGGAATAGATCGTGGAATGGGATGCCGAGCGGTTCGAAGTGATGCTGCGGGCGCTTCTGAAGGGCGAGATCGACATCGAGGACGTCTGCGGGGACTTCGACCGGATCCACAGCTTCCGGGAATACGGCATGCTGACGAACGACCGCGGCCTGGTCGTCACGATGAGTGACGGGAAGCGGATCCACTTGACGATCCAGTAGTCCTCGGGCCGTGCGAATCGGTCAGTCGCGGTAGCCATCACTCCGGTGACCGATCTCGACGACGGTGATCAGGACGCGGTCGTCTTCGATCAAGGCGAGCAGCCGATAATCCCCGACACGATAGCGCCACTTCCCCCGATGGTTCGCCGTGAGTGCCTTACCGTGTGCGCGCGGGTCCATACAGCCTTCCAGATTCTTCTCCACATATCCGACGATCAACGCGGCCGTCGGCTTGTCCAGCTTCTTCAGCCGCTTCAGGGCGACATCCGAGAAGACGACCAGGAACGGCATCAGGCGAGCCCCAGTTCCTTCTTGACCTCGGCCATGCTATGCGCGGTCTTCATCTCGGCGAGCACCTTGTCGAACAGCGCCAGATCGAACTCGTCCTCGATCCGCTCCATCGTCGCACTCCGCAGCAGTTCAGACACGGTCATATGGTTCATCCGGGCGTACTCC